TAATGGCTAAGAAAAAACGTAAAAAGGCTCCCAGAGGATATCATTATATGCCAGACGGGAGTCTTATGAAAAACTCTGCTCATAAGAAAAAGAAAAAAAAGAAATGAGTAGTGGATTTACAACAACTGCCACAATATCTGAATTAATAGACAAAAGACCTATAAAACGGAAAAAACGATCTAAGAGGTCTAAAAAAGTTGTGAAAAAAGGCTCATACAGAGCCACACAGAGGCTTTTAAGGGTTTAGGGGTACTAATACCCCCAAACCTCAGTTCTTGCTTTTAAAACAGCCTCTTCTCGCCAAATCCAATCATCTGGGTTCGGAATCAAAGAATTTTTAACATCTTCGGCTGAATTAACAGATTTTAGGTAATAAGCCATAGCAGTTATAATATGCTCACATAATTTCATGGCATAATTATAATCCGTAAGGGCAAGTTCATAAAAATCTGTGCCTGTTTTTTTAGCTACAAGATACCATAATTTTTGATTAGCATTTGTGCCTCTATTATAGATAGCTTGTTGCATGGCATGAGACATAGAGATACCGCTTGGTTTTCTCTTAGTAGTTTTCAAATCAATATAAAAATCTTCCTTAGTATTTTTATCTTCCATGTGAAAGTCAGTAAAACCAGTAAAGGGTATGCCCTTGATATCTAGTTCTACCTTTTTTTGATAACCTATAAGATTCCATTTGAAAGCATGATCTCGAAACTTTTGAACACCTAACTGTAGCAAAGGAGTAAGATATTCTTTTTCCTCTGCAGTTTTAGGGTCATTAATCCTAGAGCAGTTTGCGTCAAACTCATCATGCATTTTTTTATCGGCAACATCAAATTCTAATCCATTAAGAAACATATTTAAACCAGACTCAACAGCTTTTCCTCGTTCAGCCGCAGCACTACTTGCGAACTCATAACCGAATATCCTACGTAATGCCCACCTCTCACGATTGAAAGCGAACTCGTTTAAATGGCTAAATGAAAGTGGCAATAATTTTTTATCGCCACTATCAAACTTTTCAAAATGTTCTATCATATCAAATCAATATATTCTTTTTGCTTTTGAATAATATTTTGAACTTTGATTTGTAGGTTCATTAAATCATCACTGATTGCACCTTTACCGAACTTATGAAGATACATAGCAATAGCAATTCTCAAGTTTTCCATAGTATTTAAATCTTGAGCCGCATGAAATAAAGCACCTTGTATTTGTTCTTCATGTTCTGCGTGGTATGCATCTTGTTCTTCTGGTGTTAGATTTTCAAGTAATCTATCTGACATTGTTGCCTCCATAACTTTTATATTGTTGTGCCATACTTTTTGTACTTAAACTATAACTTGCAAAAGTTTTACCCTGTTTAGTAATCGTTTGTGTAATTATAGGATAACCACGTTTCCTTAAATCTAATATTCTCGCACTTAACCTAAAGCAACCGAATTTATTTAAGGCATCTATGGGTGTGATTGATTTACCTTTTTGTAGGTAATTGATTATTTGTTTATTCTGGCTCATAACTACTCCTTTCTATAAGTGTTTTGCCAACTCCCTTTCATTAACGACTTTAGTTCTTAAGTCCTCACGAAAGGTTTTAAAGGTTTCGTATCTAATCTTAGCACGATTCCTTTCTTTAAGAACTTTCTCGTATCTAGTAGTAAAGTCCTTAAACCTTTTATCTGAATAAATGTGTGCATTTAATTCAGTAGTATTCTTATACTTGGTATTTTGACAGTAATAAAGGGTTAATTCTGAAACCAACATTTTTTCCTCTTTTTTAAGGAGTTCGTAAGCAGTATCACTGTCGCTAAATTCTAATCCTAGTAGCTCTTGTTGATGAGATAATTGACTAGGTTCAAACTCTAGTGAATATATATCAGTCATTGTTTTCCTCGTACTCTTTGTTATCTATTTTTTCTTTTAAGTGTATTTTCCACTCTTCATTTATATCTTTGTGTTGATGTGCAATCGTATGACATGATCTGCAAACAGGAAACAAATTATCAATTCTATTCAAGCGATTATTTTTTACCCCACCCATTTTTTTTGAAATCAAGTGATGAATATCTACAGCTGGTTTACGATAGCAACCCCAACATATGGGGGTATCTTGTTCGCCATACCCCCAATATCTTCTGAAAAGTAATTTATAGTCTTTCAAGGTTTTCATTAAATGACTTTACAGCATTTTTAGTTAGATCTGAAATATCATCTACTGAAAAGTGCCCACTACCCATAGCACGACCAACTATACCCGTCACAAAGATATCTCTTCTTTGAGTGACATCTTTATTAACCATAGGTCTTGCTGGTGCTGGATTAGTAGGGGAACCTACATCTTCTGACGTGTGGTCTGCTACTATTTCTAAATCCTTAATATTTGTATAAGGATTACCATTCGCAGATGTTTTAGTGTTGATTACTGTAAAATTTATAGCATCGCCACTCTTAGGCATTGGATTTAATACTGTGCCTCGGCAGTATAATCTAGTACCGTCTATCAAATCAATTGAGTAGTTTGGTACTCCGTCTTTAGTATTATCAAAACATTTTTCTACAACGTTCGACATATTACCTCCTATTATTATTATTTATTAAGAACATTATAACCTCTACCCTCTAAACAATTATTGATTAAATCTTGTCTAGTAGTTAATTTAGGAGAGAGCCATAAAATCCTCCAACGAAAAGAATTATATACTATTTTGCCCTTATCGGCTACGACATTGGTATGATCTTTGACAATATCTTCGCAAGTATATAAGTCATCATGATATCTGTTCATATCCCCATCGATATTAGCAGATGATTTGCCTCTACTGTCAACTATTGGTGCCTTGCTACAACCGAAAACAGCCATAGCAAGACATAATAAAACAAACATTGTTAATACCTTGAAAAACATTTTGTAGTAAGTTTTTTGTTGAGATATTACATGTTTATATTCAATGACAGGTTTACGAGTTCTTAGACAGTACCCGACAATGCGGGTACTCACATAGCCATAGGGAAAATATTTATTTCTCTTTGGCATATTAACTCACTATTTTTAAGTGATCTTTTTTGACAGGTGCAGTCGAACCAAATGCCTTACGCAAGACTTTATCAAGTTCGTCTATGCCTATCATCAAAAGTTTATCCATGAGTTCTTGTTTGCACTCACAGTAAGTAGGTGCCTCAATAATCTCAAGATTATGTCTATTGATTAACTGTTTATCATCAATAGAGCCAACCCATTTAGTGCCAGACTCACCGTCTAGACCAATGGTTTTTTTAACCTTAATAATATCCACTTTGACAGTTCTGCCAACAAATGGAATGTAGTCAACATAATGACCATGTTTTTTAGTCTTCATTTTTTAGTGCCTCCAATTTTTTAGGTGTCCAATATTTATCTCTTTCAATGCCTAAACCAAAAGCACCTTTATAAGAGGATAGTTCATCAATACTGACATAACCTAGTTCTTTTTCAAATATCTCACATAACCCATAAGCAACGTTAGTTTCTGGATCAAGTTCTGATAGATACCAAGTGCCTTTGCCTGTTGGGTTAAAGAGTTTTACATAAGCAAGGGTAGATTTACTACCCTCGGCTCTTTTATGATTTTTGATAAGTTGTTCCCTTATCGCTTTAGTGAATAAGTTCATTATTTGCCTCCTTTTAATTCACTTACATAAGCATCTATCTCTGGCTTACATGCCTTTCTAAATGCTTTTTGTAAATATTTAGAATCAGACATTGACCAATCAACATTCATTTCCCAAGCCAAATCTTGCATGGCTCTAAAAGTAAATCCTAAATATTTGTTCATTAAAAACATATAAACACCCACGAACTCTCTGCCATGAAAAACATCTTCAGGACAAAGAAAATGTGCTACTTCATGTATGATTATGTGTTTTGATCTTGCCCACCTTGGCAGTTGCATTTTTTTGTAATAGATTTTTCTACCTTTAGTATCTGTTTTTGCAAATCTATGGGCACTGTAAAAACCACTTTCTGCAACAGCATTTCTGCCACCATTTTTGTTTGCACATTTTACTCTAGATACTCTAATTAATTTATCAGTATAGTTTGTGAAAAATTTATTTTTATATCTATTCCAAATGTCAGATGCAAATTTATTGCATTCTTTGAGTGACATACATTTATCAAAGTTTTCTTCCCTGATAAATTTCTCAAGTCCGTAATCTGAAAAAAGTTTTTCTTCCCATTTATAGACTCTACTTCTTTGGTTGTCTCGCATTATTGCCTCCATTATTATTATTATTAATTATTCTGCTACTCATAACTTGATTAGCATTATTATCAAAGACGGCACTACTACCGTCTAAGAAAACTATTTTAAAGTAATGAGTGACCTTACCATTCTCGATAAGGTCAACTCTTTTTGAAGATTTAAAAGGTTTAGGAATCATTTTTTTCTTCCTTGTTAAATTCAATTTGAGATATATGAAAAACAGCAAACCTTTTAAAGTATGGTTTTTTTGGATCGTCGTTGTTAATCATACGAATTAAACTAGCTACTGATTTTGTACCTTTAGGCACAACACCACCAATCTCAAATGCTTGTTTGAATGTAATGAACTCGCCCTCATATCCAGACTTTCTTAACAAATTAATATTCTCGCCTGTATAAGATTCTTTAGTAACGTAATTAATATACATTAGTCGCCTCCTGTTTTTGATCAAAGTCTTTTAACAACATGAATGGATGTTTCTGTCCGTAATCATGTATGTAATCTTCCTTTGGGTTAGTACCACCGATATGATAACCATACACATCTTGATATGTTTTATAATAATCTTCATCATCACAAATAAAGACCTCTGATTTTATAAATTGACTTTCATCAATTTTATGACCTCTCTTACTTTCATAATCTGCATAAACTTTATTTGCATTTTCAAGAAGAGTAGGTATTGCGTCTTTCATTGTAAACAATTCAGAATATGGAACATTTCTGTAGATCGTCCATGAATTATCAAAACTACCATTACCATCTTCGTAATCCCAATAGTGTCTAGAATAAACAACGTGAAATGACATTATTCAGCCCCCCTAATTGATAACACCGATACAAGCATCGGTATTATTCATAACAGCATAAACTAAGAATTTTGTATTAGGTTTGCACACAATAATTTTTTTTGCATACATTTCTAAACTTTTTACACTAGTAAAAGATTGTTTAGTATTTTTTGACCAAACAGAAAACATAGTAGCATTATTGAAAATATGTTTTTCCCTTGGGTTAAGTTCTAAATATTTAATAGTCATAAGACTCTCCTTATTATTATTATTATTAATCATAATAAGAACCTACTAAAAATTTTAGGTTTTGACTACTATTATTTCTAAAAAAACATCATAAAAAAACCCTTATAAAACCTTGATTATTTAACTTTTTTTTAATAAAGTTATTATGCTTTTTCTTTTTTAAACATAAAAAGCTCTTTTTGTGGTGTCGCCTCCAACTTGACACTACATATTGGGGGTAAGTTAGTTTATCCTTGCCCCCATGACCAAAGAGATTGATATTCAAATAGCATGTAATTTTTTGTTAAATGAATTATCAGAGCTTTATATTTTTAGACACTATCATATAGCCAATGAAGGAAAGCGATCAGTTCAATATCAAGTAAAATTAAAAAAAATGGGTTTCCGTTCTGGTGCACCAGATTTAGTAATTGAGTACCCAGAGGGCAAACTTTTATATGTAGAACTAAAAAATGAAAAAGGGCAGTTATCTCAATCACAAAAATTATGGAAGATACAATCTAGTGCTTTAAACACCCCACATTTTATTATAAAAGGTAATATCAAACAATGTTTAGAACAATTAGTAGATATAATCGATAAGTATGTCCCTCGTCGTACAAGTCAATCAAAATAAAATTTTATTACCGAGAGACCCACATGACCAGGACAAATTTATGGGTAAGTGGTTGAAAGCACAAACACTTGCGGTTGCTAAAGTTCAAGACGAGTGGTTATTCAAAGACTACACATCAGACGATTTTGATTTCAAAGTTAATGAATACACATTAAAATATTATAGGCAGATTAAAAATGGAGGCTAAATATGTTTATAGAAGAAAGTTCAAAACCTAAAGATAAATTAAAAGCATGGTATTTATTTACCGAAGATTTTATCGCAGGAACTCAACACTTAACTAATCAAGAGATAGGAATTTATATTCGGTTGCTTTGTTGGAATTGGAATAAAAGGTGTTCGGGTATACCAAATAATAAAGAAACTTATTATCGTATAGCGAGTGCGTTTGCTGATCATGAAAAGTTTTCATGTGAAAAAGTCATCAAAGAAAATTTTGTATTAGTTAATGAACATTGGCAAAACGAAAGGCAACTACAAGAATATTTGTATATTACTAAAAGAATAGAGGCATCTAAAGAGAATGGCAAACTTGGTGGTCGTCCAAAAAAACCTAGAACAAACCCCCCTACCCCTACCTCTACCCCTACCATTAACAATACATATAATGGAGCATTTGAGGATGTATGGAATAGATTATATAATAAGCGAGGCAGTAAATTTAGGGCATTTGAACAATATAAAATAGCAATAAAAATTACTGACGCAGATAGATTAGTTATGGGATATAATAAATTATGTTCAGCTACTGATGATAAAAAGTTTGTACCTCATTTTAGTAAATGGTTAAAAGATAAAAGGTGGGAAGAATATATACCAGAACCAACTAATAATTTTGGAGTAGTCAACCACGAGGATGCTCGTTTACAAATGTTTATTGATGCTATTAGAGATAAAAAAGTCACACGATTTGTTAAAGACTGGGCATTAAAACACAAAGATGTTATTGATAGAGGTATAAAACTAGGTAAAATAACAAAACAACAAGCCATAGAAGATTTAGAAATGGCAAATGAATATAGGTAAATTATGCAAAATATAGAATTAGATAAAATAATCCCTTACTCAAGAAACCCAAGAAAAAATCAGCATGTAGATAAAGTAGCTGGCTCTATAAAAGAGTTTGGATTTCAACAACCAATAGTAGTGGATATAGATAATGTAATTATTGTTGGTCACACTAGATATATGGCTGCAAAAAAATTAGGAATGAAAGAGGTTCCTGTAATAGTAGCTGATAAATTATCAAAAAACCAAGTGAAAGCATACAGAATCGCTGATAACAGAGTTTCTGAAGAATCACAGTGGGATAATGAGTTGTTAAACCTTGAATTATTAGATTTACAAAAACACGAGTTTGATCTTGATAGTTTAGGATTTGAAAATGCCGAACTTAATAGGATATTCAATCAAGATGATCCGTTGTTTGTATCCCCAGAACAATCTGGTATGGAAACTGACACAGATAATGTAGAGGATTTTATACCCTCACAAGTTCGTATGGTGCAATTATTTTTAAATTCTGAATCAGAGCCAAAATTTAAAGAAATGATTAATGCATTACAAGAAAGGTATAATACAAATAATTTAACTGATACTGTTTTTAAAGCCATAGAAAATGAACACAATAGAGGCTAGTCCTGTATTAAATGATCAACAAATCAAAGATTTGCATGGTAATTTTTTAGATGAATCATATCTAAAATATCCTGTAATAAATTCTGATACGATTGTTAAAGATGAAAAAGGCAATACTTTACTTGTTTTTTTAAAAAATGTAGTTCCTAAAAATGTTGCGTTTGAGGCATATAAAGTATTTAGAAAAGCAACTGCTGTATCAAATAATCGTGGTCAAGCAGCTGGTCCTTTGCCACCAGAACTAAAAACAGGCGATAAAATTGACGGATTAACTGTAGGAAAAGTAAGAGGTAATCGTTTTTGGCCACTTAGAAGAGACGGAACATTATCTAATAGTCCAAAAGCAAAAGCAGTTTATAGTTCTATTGTTGGATATGCGGATAGATATTCTCGCATTCCTTATTGTCGTACTACTGAATTTACACGCAAATATTTTGAAGAATATAAAAAATCTTTACCTTACGTTAAATTTATTGGCGATTTATTTAAAAGATATATTCCAGAAAGATATAATGCTCAAAAAAAAGCATGGGATAATACTCATGAAGATTTTAAAATACCAGAAACACCATTTACTACAATTACAGTAAATAAAAATTTTAGAACAGCATGCCATTATGATGCTGGCGATTTGAAAGAGGGTTTTGGAAATTTAGGTGTTTTACAGGCTGGCGATTATAAAGGTGCCTATACAATAATACCAAGATACGGTGTAGGTGTTGATGTACGTAGTTGTGATGTAGCATTTTTTGATGTGCATGAACTACACGGAAATACTGAAATAAAACCCATTGGCAATGCTGAAAGGATATCAATAGTCGCTTATTTTAGGGAAAAAATGACAGAATGTGGTAGTGCTAGTGAAGAACTAGAAAGGATAAAAAATAAATGACATACAGAATAGCAATACCATCATACAAAAGAAGTGAGGCAATAAGAAAAAAATCATTGGCATATTTATCAAGAACAAACATAAATTTTGATTTAATTGATGTATTTGTAAGTGATGAAAATGAATATGATTTATATAAAGATTTAAATGTAAATGTAGTTAAAGGTGCATTGGGTTGCGGTGCAAATAGAAACTTTATAACCAATTATTATCCAGAAAACCAAAAAATATTGTGCATGGACGACGATATTAAAACAGTATCAATGTATGCAAATAAAAAAACATTAATAGAAATACAAGATCTAGACTCAGTAATTAAAAATTGTTTTGAAATATCTATGTCAAATAACAATAATCTTTGGGGAATATACCCTGTTCATAATGCTTTTTTTATGAAAGAAAACGTCACATTTGATATTAGATATATAATTGGCTGTTTTTATGGTGTTGTAAATAATCACAAAGAACATGCCTTTGTTGATTTAGAAGATAAAGAAGATTTTGAAAGAACTATAAAATATTATTTACATGATAATGGAGTCACAAGATTTAACTATATCGCACCAGAAACTGCGTATTATACTGAGGTTGGTGGTATGCAAGAAACAAGAACAAAAGAAAGGGTTAAATGGTCTGCTTTAGAGCTCGAAAAAAAATATCCTTATGTATGTAAGACTTTCATAAGTAAAAAGGGATATTACGAGTTAAAATTAAAAGATTTGAGA